TGAATCTGTTGGATACGTCTAGCAACTGGGACCCAACAAAGCCGTGGTGTGAGGTGGCAGAGCGCAACCGCGCCTGTGACCAAATGCTGCGCAATCCCAAGGTAGACGTTCCCGCCCTCATTACACGCATGGCCCACGACTTCCCCTTGACCTGCCAGCTTCTCTTCACCACGCATGACCCCCGTAGGCGTCCGTCTCACATGCCGTTCAAGCTGTGGGACTACCAAGTAAAGATGGGAAAATGCTTCACCTATTGCTATGACAACCTAATGTCCATGCTGATGGAGAAGACTCGCGACGTGGGGGCGTCCTGGGTCTTCTGTGCGTGGCTGCTGTGGCAGTGGATATTCAGCGACGACTTTCAGGCCCTGTTCACTACGCGCAAGAAGGAGATGGTTGACTCGCGCGATGAACCGGACACCATGTTTGAGCGTCTACGCCAGATGTTGACGCGGATGCCGGATGGGTTCAAGGCTCTGCTGCTGCCCGACTACAACCCCGCCAGACATGCAACCTTCGCCAAGCTACTTAACCCCCGGTCTGGGTCTACGATTACGGGGGAGCCGCCCGTAGATACCTTTGCACGCCAAGGCCGCTACGGAGTCATCATCTATGATGAGGCGGCCTATATGGCCCGCTTGCGCACCATGATGGCTTCGGCGGGGGATAGTAGTGAGTGCCATATCTACATCAGTACGCCCAACGGAATGTCGGGGCCGTACTACGAAATGCGTAACGCCGGGCGTATTCCGGTTGTGACGGTACATTGGAGCGTACACCCGCTTAAGAGCCGGGGCATGTACCTCCCCGAGCAGGCCGCCGCCCAGGATGGCTTTGCCGAGTTGGCCAAGAGAATGGAGCAGCGTAATGAACAATGATCTTCTGGCCGTCGCCAGAGCGGTAGTTGCAGAGGGCAAGGGGAGGGCGGAGCTGATTCGCCGTGTCCCTGGTACAAGCATCTGGGCCGCTCGGCAGGCACTGATAGCCGCCCAGGCCCAGGACGGCGGGCAATTGGAGCCGGAGGAGGTCAAGTATGCGGCCAACTCCCCCCTCATGCACGCCGCCGCCCTGCGTCACATACGCAAGGGTATCAGCATGGAGGCCCTTTGTGGGAAGCTCGGGGCCAGTGAAGAGGTAGTCGGCGCGGTGCTGGCATCCCTGAAGGCCAACGGCGTGCCCGTCGCCCGGAACGGGGACGCGGTGGCCTTGGACACGGGCTCCAAGATCGTGGCCCCGGAAGTGTTCCTGCATATCAACCACGACAACCACAGCGGAGGCGGGACATTCCAATTCGGATTCATTACTGATACCCACCTGTGTAGCAAGTTCCAACGCCTGGACGTGCTGCACTTCGCCTATGAAGTCTTCGTGCAGCGCAAGATAAAGACCGTCTTCCACGCCGGTAACTTGGTAGACGGCGAGTCGCGGCTCAATGAGCACGATATCATAGTCCACGGCATCGCCGAGCAGGCCAACTATGTGCTTGACAACTACCCCAGCAAGCCCGGCGTAACCACCTATTACATCGACGGCGACGACCACGAAGGTTGGTGGAAGCAGCGGGAGGGTATCGAGTTCGGGCGCTACCTGATGTTCGAGGCCATTTCCCACGGGCGCAACGACCTGAAGTATTGCGGATACCTGGAGAACGATGTACCCATCGGGCTTGGAAAGACCCCGAGCTTCATACGCATCATGCATCCTGGCGGGGGAAGCTCCTACGCCTACTCGTACACCTCCCAGAAGATAGTCGAGAGCTTCCAAGCGGGAGAGAAGCCGGCCATTCTGCTGCTTGGACACTTCCACAAGGCCGACTACTGCATATCCCGATCCGTGCATTGCCTGCAGGGCGGTTGCACCCAAGACCAAAGCACCTTCATGCGGAAGAAGCGCCTAGAGGCGGCCGTTGGCTTCTGGGTAGTGTCCGTGACCGTGGACGTGAACGGGGCGGTAAGCCGCTTTGTCCCAGAATTCTTCCCCTTCTTCGATAGAGGGTATCATGCCAAGCGCGACGATATCGCTGTCTGATGACGGAGAGCCGATCATTAGTCACCTGTGCATTACCCATGATGCATGGGCCACGAAGTGCCGCAACATCCGACGCCTGGAACAGCGGTGCTTTCCGGTAGACGTGGCCTATCGGCCCAGCAAGGGCATGGTCTTTGTGACCGTGGCCCTGGCGGGAAACGAAATTGTCGGCTTCGTTGTGGGTGGGTTCCGCTCCGGCGGAGATGTTTTCCTTGCCCGCGTAGGTGTGCTGAAGGGTCTTCGCGGGAAAGGACTGGCCCGCCGGCTGGTAAAGGAATTTATCCACCAACTTGTGGATAAACAGGGCGTCAAAACCGTCGTAACCTATGCCCGACGCAACAATCCGGCCAGCTTAAATGCTCTGTTCGCGGCCGGTGGGCGGGCGTATTGGCCAAAGCAGGCATTCGGATGCGCTGATGCCGTCTATTTGAGGTGGGACCATGACTGAAGTGCCGGATTCCGTCGCCATTACGGCGTCATTTGCGTTCGGGGCGCTGGTGGTACGCGAGTTGGTGGGCCTCTGTCGAGACATTTTGGCGTACACTCGCCGAAAATCGACGCAGTGTAGCGAAACCATGACCGTAACCACCGGGCAGCGTGACCAACTGACGGACCATGAGCGCAGAATCAGCCGCTTAGAAGGACAACTGGGCCTTGATTGAGGGATTGCCGGACTATTTCCGCATTACGCCTCCGGGTTGGGAGCGTTATCGCTCGCCTTGGTTCGATGCCAAGTGCAAGGAGCGTAACAATGACCCGGTGAAGGTGGGGCAGGAGCTACAGATAGCCTATCTGGCGTCTGGTTCTCCCCGCTTTGATGCGGAGCTACTGGCAAAGGCCGCCAATACCGTGCGGAAGCCCCTTCGTTCCCTGAATGTGTCATTTGTCGGCGACAAGGTACGCTACACACAGGCCGAAGAGGGCAGCTTTCGCCTATATGCGGAGCCCCAGGCTGGCCACGTATATACAATCGGCGCGGACCCGTCCAGCGGGACGGCCAATGAGGCCGGGTCATCCAATACCCATAGCCTATGTGGCTTTGTTGTTACGGATACTACCTATTATCCCAAGCATCCGCAGGTAGTGGCGGTCTTTTCTAGCGGCCAGTTGGACCCAGGATGGCAGGCACTGGTAATCGCGGACGTGGCCAAGAAGCACAACAAGGCCCTGGTGGTGCCCGAGATAAACGGTCCCGGTACGGCCTTGTTAACCTCCTTGATTGGAAGCGGGCACCGGAAGCCTATGTACAGTCGCATATATAGCCAAGAGCGAAGCGCGCCGGGGGAGAACGGGGAGTATTTCCGACTGGGTTGGAACAACAATGCACAGACGCGGCCATTGATGGAGAAGGCCATAGCGGACTATTTGGCCGTTACCCCCATATGTGATTCGCGATTGTTGGATGAGCTGCAGACCTTCGTATGGACGTTGGCCGGAAACACCATGCGGGGTAAGGCGACCCCTGGCTGCCATGACGACTTGGTAATCAGCCTGGGTCTGTCCTTGGTGGGCGGAGAGCGGCTGCACGGGAAGAGAGAGCCAGAGCCCGAAGAGGTTGTGACCTTTGACGATCTGGTAGCGCAGGCCCGAGATGGTAAGTTGACGATGGAGGACGTGGTTCGCCGGATTGTGGAGGCGTCCGATGCCAAGGCGAAGAGAAGGACCGAATAGCCTTCGGTGGCGTAGGGCCATGCAGCGTACAACGGTATTGGACGTGTTTACCAAGGCCGTGTCCGATGCCCGTGCTTTGTGGGATGCGCGGGATGAAGAGGGGGAGCCGGAGGACATTATGGCTGAAGCCCTGTTGGGGCTGGTGGACATGGTAAGTATGTTGCCGCTGGTGTTGGTCAAGCGGTGCAGAGATATGGATAATGACCCCTTCTTCCGGGGCGATAATTGGCGGCAGGATTTGTCCGAAGCAGCCTGGGAAAACCTGTCCGAAGATGATGGCAAGAGAATCCTGGGGCTGCAACGGAGATAGAGGATGCCAAAGGACATAACCAAGGACAAGCTGCACGCCTATTGGACTGACCGTCTGGCCATTGCCGAGCGGCGGTTGTCGCGGAGCAAAAAGGAGGCACAGTGGTCTAGGTGGGCACGCATGGCCAACATGGAAGACTACGACCGCCTCAATTTTACTGAGCCGGCACGGCGTGACCTGCGCCTGGATATTGTCGGAGAGCGTCCCGCAATCAAGGTGGAGGCCCAGCGGGCACAAGATGCGGAGGTAGAGGACGCCCTCATTAAGCTGTGTGAGTTGGAGCTGGATCGCCCGGAGAATTGGGGCGCTGTGACCCGCATCGTGGACGACGCGGGCTTGGCTGGGATTGGTTGGGCTCGGGCCGATTGGTTTGCGGAGGAGGCGGCGGTTGAAGAAGACAACGGGAAGACCGAAGCCGAGAACGTACAGCACGCGCAGGAGCACATTGCCGCATTGTTGGCGGGGACGGGGGCTCCCGTTATGGACACAGACGCCCACCGCATCCACGCGGCCGTTGAAGGCGCGTCCCTCAGCATGTTCGGGCTGACTACGCAGCAGCAGCAGGCGATACGCGCCCACGTACAGGAGCATGAAGCGTACCTGCCGGCCTTGGTTCCGGCCGGGTTCCGGTTACAGCGCGTTCACCCCGGTAACATGCTCTTTGACGACACGGCTGATGATTGGCAGTATGTAGAGTGGGTGGCCGAGCGGACGGTAGAGCGATTGGAGGACGTGAAAGACAACCCGCTCTACAAGAACACCGATAGGCTGGTGGGGCAGGAGGAGGTTCGGCGGCGTGGGTATAAGCGCCGGGGCCGGCGTATGGGCCTGGGCGGTAGCCGTCCGCCAGATACGGCTTGGCACTCGGGCAGCTTCGTGGGGGCCGAAATTAAGTATGTGGTGCTGTGGCATATCCACGATATGCGGGAAGATCGTCTGATTGTCATTGCGGAGGGCAACCCCGCCGAAAAGCCATTGATGGATGAGCCTTGGCCTTACGCGGCCTCCATATACTTCCCGCTGGTGTTTGATCGCGAGACGGACGGAATTGAAGGGGTTAGCGACTACCAGCGCCTATTCTACCCGGCCCGCCAGCGGGAGAACATACAAGAGCGGTGGTTGACGCACCTTGGCCAGCACAGTAGGCGCAAGGTACTGGTTGAGCCTAGCTTTGCCTCCAAGGACACAGAGGCGGCATTGAATGACCCCAACCGTACTACGGTGCCGGTTGAGGCATTGACGGGCTACAAGGTCATGGAAGACGTGCCCATTAACCGGGACGCCTACCAAGTAGATGACCGTATGCGGGAGAACGTGGCTAGGGCCATTGGCGTAGGGGAGCCACAGCAGGGGGTAGGTGGACAGACCGGCAGCGCGACGGAAGCCAATATGTTGGAGGGCACCCGTGGCAAGATCGTCAAGGACCGACGCAAGAAGGTGGCCGAGATGTTGGTATGGCTGTGCCGCCGGGTGCTGAATTACTACTCCCAATTTGGCACGTCTACCATGCTACTGGAGCGTGGGGTTAGCCCGGATGGCGACATTGTGTTGGACCCCTCCGACATTACGGAGCAGGTGACAATCACGGTTGACGTGGATGCCCTGTCGGCGGCCCATGCGGAATTGGACCGGCAGTTGACGCGGCAGGCCGTGGAGGTGTTCAATGCCAGCCCGTGGATGATCCAGATCGTGGGCACACAGGGCCGGGCGGCCATTGCCGCCAAGTTCCTCAAGAGCCAAAACATCCTGCCCAACCCCGACCAAGTTATAAAGCTCGGGGTGGCAGAGATGAAGCTGACGCAGCAGATGATGCCACCGGAGGCGGCGGTACGTGAGGCCAATGGTGCCACGGCCGGAGGTACGGTGGGGCAGCAGACGGGTAACATGCAGACGGCTCTTAACTCCGGGGCGCAGGCTCCGGGTATGCAGCAGGAGGTGGTGTGATGGCGACGATAAAGCTGCCACGAAGTATCATGCGTGAGGTGTTGTACAGCAACCACCTCGTCATATCCAAAACCATCGTGGACCAAGGGCGGTGGTGTACGCTTGTCGAGTTGTTGTTTCGACACGACGGAAAGGTGTACCGCGCATACTATGAAAGAGGTAGCACAGAGTGTCAAGAGTGTAAACCGTGGGAGAACGAAGACCCGGTGGAGTGTGTGGAGATGCGGGAGGTTGAAAAGACCGTCAAAGTGTGGGAGGAGGCGTGATGCCCATCTACTCCTACACGTGTCGGCAGTGTTGGCATTCGTTTGATGCCATCTGCAGGATGGCCGACCGAAACAACATGAAGACGTGCCCGGACTGTGGCGCTGTGTCCGGTATGCGGGACGTGTCCCAGGAGCTTCCCAACATGCTGGGTACGGAGAAGAAGTTTAATCCGTACTTCGACCTGGGCGTAGGCAAGCAGATCAACACCCGCGCCGAGCAACAGCGGGAGTGGGGTGCCAAAGGGCTGGTGGGGTTGACTCGGCGTGAAATGCTAGACCAGTTTGACCGGGGCATGAGGCAGCCGGTTAAGCCCCGCGATGAGGAGACGCAGAAGAAGAAATGGCGGGAGGCAGTGGTTAAGGGTGCCCGCCGGGTGTACGAAAAACGCAAGATCGTGGTGAGTACGGCGTAAGGAGGAAGCCATGCCGCTGGGCAAGGGCGTGCGGTATCGGTTTAGTGGGGGCGGTAAGAGCCGCAAGAGGCTAGCGTTTAGCCGGGGCGGCAAGATGTTGGAAGTGACTTCTTGGCCCAAGGGTGGGCACAAGGGGTCTTCCAAGCGCGTGAATACGCGGAAAGGACGATGATGGCAGGCAAGAAAGACGGCCCCGGAACGTCACAGTATCCGGGCAAGTACGTGGGTGAGAAGGCCAAGATTAAGCCGAAGGCGAATCCTCCGGCGCATACGCCGAACACGGCGACCAAGGCCAAGCGCACCTGATGAGCATGTAACACAAAGGAGAAGTGAGAATGGCAGAAGAGACGACTACGCCCGTGGCCGAAACGTCAAACCCCCAGGCTGATGCCGCCGATTCGACAGCCGGCAATGATACCCCCGTGGTGTCCGCCGAAGGTCTGTTGAACGAAGAAGCATTTGCGGATGACAGCCTGAAGGCGGCGGCGAAGGAGGTCAACGGCGTCCTGAGCACTCGGCTGCAGGCCCTGGCGGCCCGTGAGGCTGAGTTGGCTGGGTTGGCCAAGGACGCGGAGAGCTACCGCGCTTTGGCGAGTGATCCGAACGCTGTGAAGTATCTGTACGAGCGGACGGTAGGCGCTACGCCCCCGACCGCGAAAGCCCCGCCGGCCACTGAGCCTACGGCGGAGCTTGAGCTTGACGACGACTTGCCGGTTGACGGCGTGACGTTCAAGAAGCTGGCCCAGGCACTGGCTACGCAGACCAAGCAGACGGTGGCCAAGGTGGCGGAAGACCTGCGGGCAGAGATTGCCACGAAGGTTACTCCGCTGTCCAAGGCGGCCGAGAGTGCCCAGAAGCAGGCGGCTTGGGTGGCCGTGGTCAAGCAATTCCCCGATGCCGACACGCCGGAATATCGCAAGCAGATTGCGGCTATTCTGGGCAGTGGGCGCGTGCGGCCGGGGGACTTTGAGGCGGCCTATCACATTGCCAACTCTTCGTTGACAGTGCAGCGGAAGGCCGAAACCAAGGCTACTACAGCGGCCCGCAATGCGAAGGCGGGAGCGGCGGCGGCCAAGGCGGCCCCCACCGGCAAGCGGGTTGATGCCGGCGAGTTGTCCGGTAAGGGTGGGGGTTGGGACGGCGCAATCAACCGCGCCGCGAAGCGCGTTTCTAGCAAGTAAGGGGTGAGTTGATGAGTCTTGCTGAGTTTAACGACCAAGCTCTAGCGACGATGGAAGAGTATCGCCCGGAGATGGTTGATGCCATTCACAGTGGCAGCCCCACGTACCAGTTTATGAAGGAGGCTGGTATCGTGGAGGTGAAGCCGTGTACTGGCCCGTCGTATGTGCGGCCGATCTTGGCCCGCGACGTTCAGGAGCCGTTGTGGTTCCGTGGGGCCGATGAACATACCTTCTCTCCGCAGGATACAGGCGAAGGCGCACGGTTCCGCTGGTATAACGTGCGTATGCCGATCCAAATCACGGAAGAGGAGCTGAAGGAGAACGCCGGCGACGCCCAGCGTATGGAAATTCTGGGCATGAAGGTTCGCGCTGCGGAGCTGACGCTGCGTGACCGCTACAATAAGGCGTTCATCTGGACGCGGAGTTGCTACTCCTACGTCTACGGCGCTACCAGCACCAACCTGCCGGACGGTATCCCGGCCATCATGGGACTGTCTACCAACGGCACGGCAACGCGGACGTATGGTGAGCTGGCCCGGTCGTCTTCGACGTGGTTCCGCTCCCAGTTGTTCAGCGCCAACGGCGCGGCCGTGGCCTCCGCCGGCTTCCGCCGGTTGTGGCTCGACTGCACGCGGGACGGGTTTAGCCCCGGTCTGGTTCTGTGCAATCAGCCGGCCTACACCCAGCTTGGACGGCTGTTGGAGGCCAAGGTGACTCTCAACATTGACGTGTCGGGCGGCAAGCGTCCGTCCTACGCCGGTGGCTGGGAGGGCCTCACGTACATGGGTGCGCAGGTTCGGTGGGACCCGGATATCAAGGGCCTGCACGGTACGGGCGCGTCGGCTGACGGCATCGTGTGGCTGATGAACAAGGACTTCTGGGGGCTGCGTGAGGATACCGACTGGAATTGGTACCTCCTGCCCTTTGAAGGCCCGAAGGGCAACGCTACGCAACTGGTGCGGCAGTCGTTCATCCTGCATCGTTGCGGGATGCACCATGACAACCCGCGTTTCTGCGGCACGTACATGAATGCATCGGCGCAGTTCGCGTAAGAGCCCGCACAAGAAAGGAGCGCAAACCTAATGGGTTGCGATAAGAGTTTTCGTCACGGTTTGGATTGGTTCAGCGCTACCAACACCCCTTCCGGGTTCCCGGCCGGGGCTGAGGGTATCCAGTTGGGCCACAAGATCATTGAAGGCCCCACCGGGCGCGAGTATCGCTTTGTCAAGTTCAACCTGTCTGGGGTGAGCTGCAAGCTGGGTACTCCTGTCGCGCTGGTGTCGGCATTCGGCGTGGTGACGCCGGATATCAGCGATGCCAAGGCGGCGTCGGCGGCCGACTATATTGCGTCCTTCGCATTCGGCGGTATCGCCCTGTGTTCGCATACCCCTGCCAGTGGGTCTACTACCTACGGTTGGGTTATGACCAAGGGTCCGCTGGGCAAGCTGGTGAATAGCAAGTTGTCTGGGGTGACGGTCAAGACCTTTATCTCCACAACGGCCAGCGTCACGAATGGGCGCATGTTCTCCCTGCGCAGCACGCAGGATGGTTTCCTGGCCTACCAGAGCACGGTAGGCCCGACCACGGCGTACCGGCACATGCCGAACTTTGTGTACTACGGTGCGGCGGTGTCGGCTGCCCGAAAGTCCGTTGCTTCGGGTATGATCCACTCGATTTGGTAATGTGACGGACATACAACCCTGCCGCGAGTAACGGCAGGCCCGTCCATGCCGGGGTGACGTGGTGGGATGCAAGGACGCACCTAATGGCCACTGCGGAGCAGGCGGGTTCGAGCCCCGCCGTCGCCTATTAACATAAGGAGCTGCGTATGCAGTATGCTAAAGTCAGTCGTGCGGCTGCGGGTTCTATCATCGCCAACCCGGCGGATTTTCCGCCTCCCACCCCGGCATTGGCCTGGGCGGGCAACTACTTGGTAGGGTGGCAGGACCCCAATACCCCGGTGGCTTTTCCGGGCTGTTTTCCGTTTCTGCCGGCGGGGTTTGACATTCTGAAGGATGGGGCCGAGATGTTCCCCGACCGGGCGGCCATCTGCAAGGCCAACCGCCACATTCACGCACAAGCGGGCATGACGCGAAGCGTGGCGGAATTTTTCCCAGGGCAGCCATTGGGTGCCCTGGCAGGCCGCAAGGTCATACTGTGCGGCTCGGGGCCGTCCTTGGGTAAGTATCGGACGGCGTTAGAACGTGCCCGCGCAGATGGTGTGGCTGTCGTGTGTGTGAACGGGGCCATACAGGCGGTGCCTAATGCGGACGTATTTTTCTGTCTTGAGCGGTGTGCGAAGCCGGAATGGTGGGCTCAGGTCAATCCGAATACAACTCCCGTCTGGACTTCTCCCTCCGCTAACTATACCATTGCCGACAAATGGCCTGTTGACCGCCGTTTCTACTTCCTGCACCACTGGGACGTATTCGACGGGTGGCCCGATCATCCCAGCATAATCGACCGCCTTCCGCCCACGCTGTCGTGTATGGTGTCCTCTATCAACTGCTTGCAGTTGTTGGCGTATTGCGGCGTGGCGGAGGTGTGGTTGCTGGGCCAAGACTTCGCCGGGGCGGTGGTGTGGAACAAGGAGGCGGGTAGGTGGGACCCCGGCCCGTACTACTGGGATGGGTCATTCCCGCCGGAGTTGGCCGGTGAGCGGTGTACGCTGGTTCGGGGAATAGACGGAAACAATGCGGCGACGACGGGGCGTCTGTGCCTGATGGGCAACGCGACCAAGATTGCCGCAGACTTGGTGGCCCTGAATGCCGGTATTCCCGTCTACAATATCGGGCAGATGGGCATTATCGAGCTGCCCACGGCCCCGGACTGGGGGAAGTATGTCGGTGGTGCGGTGGGACCTGAGCCGGGTAAATGACCTGATACACACGGAGGGGCTTGGATTCTGCGTGGAGTTTGGCATTCGTTCCCAGGAAATTGAGGACAAGAGGCTTGCCCGTCTGTGGAAAAGGGCACGGGCCGACCTGGAGGCGATAAAGAAGTTCTTGGAGGAAGAAAATGGCAGCGGAGTTCAAGCCACCTGATCTGAAGGTGGAAGACATTATCACACTGGTAGGGGCTGCAGCCGGAGTCTATGTCAACGACCCGACCAACCTCTACATGATTAAGCTGGCACTGACTCAGGCACAATTGGAGATATGCGACCTGCAGCGGTGGCACTGGTTGCGTAGCGTGGGGCACTTTGTGTACTCGGCCAATGCGTCCACGCTCAACATGTACTCCGTATCAACGGGCAAGTACAGAGCCTTCGGCGGGTTTGAGACGCTTCGCCTGGGGCGTACCTCCCGGCTGACAGAGCTTGACAGCCAGGAGTACGCCGATAGGCAGCTAGGCGTCTCAACCAGCTCGTACCCTGATGGCTACATGCGCATTGGGGAGGCTAGCCTAAAGTGGCAGCCCGTGCCCACGGCTCGGCATAGCGTGCACTTTGTCTTCAACAAGCGTGCGGGGTTCGTGCAGGGCAATGAAGACCTGATTATCCCGCAGCGGTGGGTGTTGAATACATTGGTTCCGTTGGCCCGCAACAAGGTATGGGAGATGAAGGGGGACCCACGAAGTGGCCTGCCCAACTCCACCTACGAAAAGGGTGTCCGGGCCATGAAACAGGATGAGCCCAAGCCGGTTACTGCCGGCGGGCCGCGTCCGTGGTACCCACGGGACACACCCAACTATGACCCGATCTATCACTATTCGGGCATGTATTGCACCGGCGTACCGCACTAGGGGAACAGGAGGGGGAGCATGAGGATACGATTGCCACGCAATTGGACGGATACAATCGCGGGGCTGCAGTTGGACGATGAACACGCCTACGCGGTTGGTAGTCATGGAGTAACGGAGATTGTGCCGGAAATGATGGACCTGGGAGCCTATGGCATCGCGTGGTTTCGTGTGTTGGCCGGGGGTCGGCTGGTGGCTCGGGTGAACGCAACCCAGACCAAGGCCGTAATCTATGCGGAGGCATAAATGCCGCTGAGACAGTCAACCTTTTCACTGAAGGTGTTTCGCGGGCTGGACATACAGACAGACCCGATGGACGCAAGCGCGGCATTTGCCACGTCGTGCAACAATGTATCATTCTCTCGAAAGCCTGGGGCCGTAATGCCCTCCTATGGCTACTCCCGCATCATTGCCCGCAACCCCGGAGGGGGGACGGGGACTTGTCTAGGGTTCCATTACTTCATGCGGTCTGACGGGACTCGTATGGTGTTGGCCCGTGGGCCGCGTGGGTACTACTGCCGGCAGGACGGTACGTCCACGTGGACCACCCTACTGGAGTGGTTCAGCTCTACCCCGTGGGCGGTTCCGCACTTCGTGCCCTACTATAGTCGCCTGTGGGTGGCGGATGGGGTGGGCATTTGGTCATGGGACGGGCGAAGTGCATTCACGCCCTATGTCGGCTCTACGGCCGCTAAGCGCCAGTGGCCCCCGTGGGGTTGCCAACTGATCTGCAAGCACTTTGAGCGCCTATGGATAGGTGGCTACAAGTGGTATCCTGGGCGTATCATCTACAGCAATGTGGGCGCTACGTCCCCGTCTACGGCCACCAACACCGTGGCATTTTCCACTACCAACCTGTTCAACATTGGCCGCCAGGACCTTGACGACCCCGTTACGGCCCTTCTTCCGCAAGAGGGGCAGGTGTCCAATCTGTTGGTATTTAAGCGGCGTTCCATGTGGACGATTGCGGGAAATGACGCCGCGACCTTCGATATAGACATGCTGTCCCGCACCGGGTGCGTTGGTAGCCGAGCCGCCGCTATGACCCCGCAGGGGGCTTTCTGGCTGGACAAGGGGCAGGTGTATTGGTTCGATGGTGTGCGGCCGATCAACAGCGTGGCCGCCCCGCTGGCCAACACTCTCTATGCCCGCACCAAGGCCCACCCTGGCGTTGTCAACAACGTCTTCGTCAACGACGACATGAGCGCCAAGGCAAATTTCTTGTTCCAGACTTCGGCCAACTGGGTGCTCGGCACGTCGGAAGGCAGCACTCACTACCTCCGCGCCCTGCGGACGCTAACCACCAGCACGCAGTTTGGGTGGAGAGCGTCCGTCCCGTGTCCAAACCGCACGCTGCATGTGCGATTCAAACTTCCGACCATTACCAACAGTGCATCCAAGCAGCGTATCTTCATCAAGTTCCTGTGCCCCACGGTGTTGAATTCGACTGACCGGAGAGGGTACGGGTTGACCTATTCGTATTGGCGAAACTCCGCCTACCAAGGGGCCAGCCTTGCCGCCAAGTACCTAGTTCTGGGCAAGTGGTCTACTGCCGGTGGAAACTTCACCAAGATAGGGTCCGTGTTGATATCCGCGTCCCCCGGCGGCGGGTGGTGGTCGGTGAGTATTGACCGGGCTGAAACCGCACTGCAGGTGTACTGGTACATGCCCGGAGGTGGGACCAAGTTTATTGGGGCAACCGATTCTCAGTGGTTGGACCCACGCAGCACCATGTTTGACGGCATTAAGGTGGTGCAACACGCCTCCGTGGCCGCCAATACGAGTGCGGCCCGTGTGCACTATATGCAAGAGCATATGGTGAATTGGAACACAGGCAGCCAAGTGGCCTACTGCCCGGCGGACAAGACCCTGCACATAGCTACCGCGTCGTCCGGCTACCAACCGGACGGAAAGCCGCTGGCGTTTGACCTTATCACCCAGGACTGGGCCACGCGAGACTACTCCGTAGCCACCTATGGCAACCATGAATCGGCCGTGGCGGGCAATGGTCTGGCCGTGGCCCTGCGGGGCGCGTCGGCGACAGACGGCAAGTTCCGGCTGTTTGACAAGTCGTCCGGCTACTATGGACGCTATATGTCGTCCTATTGGCGTTCCAACTGGGTGGCCGGACACGCGGAGTCTGCCCAACAGTTGGCTCGGGAGCTGCACGTACACTATGCCATATGGCCCACCAAGCGTATGCATGTATTCCTTAGCTCGGCTGTCAACCCATTCCCGGACCGAGCGAGAACGCAGAAGGGTTCCTTCCTGATGGGCAAGAGTCCCCTTCGGTGGAACGTGAACCTTCCGGGGCCATTCTTCCGGGTTACGCTGTGTGCCGTGGGATCGTCTACGTCGTCCCCGTTCAATGTGTCGCGGGTGAACTTCGTCACTAACCAAATGCGGTTTCCTAGTCGTTGGGAGCGCTGATAGTGGCCCTGATCGTTGGCAAATATATTGCCCCGCCACCGCCCCCCAGAGGCATGAGCTGGGAGGCGTTGTATTCGTGGGCCAACCGCCTGAAGAGGTGGGCCAGCACGGGCAATCTGTTGTCATCGCCGGTCATTACGTCGGCCGCAGCGGCGTACTACCCGAAGCCGTGGGAGACGGTGGCCTACTCCGTCAAGCGGGTAGACTGGCAGCACTACCACGTAGCCTTCTGGCTTATGGATTCGACGGGCGGTAGCCGAGTCCAACGCCCCGCTCAAGCGTTGATCGGAATACCGCGAACCGCCGCCTACGACTGGCAGGCCCAGCCGGTCAACAATTCGGTGGCATTTAGCGGTATGTCACGCATTGCAACACTGGTATCGAACGCCGTGTATGCGGTACAACTACACAGCACGGCAGACAACATAGTTAAGGTGTCCCATACGGCGACCGACTTCCGGCAGGTGTGCATAGGCATCGTGGGCGGTAAGGATAAAGCGGCTACCGTAATGAGGTTTTCTACGTCGCCATGACCACCTATGCTAGCCCATACTTCCCGCGTCCCGAAGACAAGACCCCTCCGGTTATGTACCGATGGGCCAAGGAGACTACCCGTTGGTTCGAGAATTGG